CCTTTGAATACACACCGCTCATTGAAATTGTTGAGCATTCAATGGAAAGCCAATATTGGTTCCTTTTGCACGACACCTGCATTGCAGGGCCAACTTTTAGGCAGCTTGCTTACGAACCTCCCGTAGAGGCGCCTGAGAAAGTGGCGATGAAGCATACGCCCTCCATGAGCATCGGCCTTTACCGCTACGACTACCTCATGGCTCACAAGGAGCGCTTGATGACCATTAAAAATACAGATAGCTCACCAGAAGCTTTGCAGCAATGGAAGCAGTGGGGAGTGCCAAACGAGGATTACATGCTTTGGAAGCTTCAAGACGTACCGTGCCACATTTACCATCCAGACAAACACGGTCCTGACGAATGGAATTATCAAGGACACGCAGACCCCTACGGCACTGGCATGCAGCGCCGCATTGAATACTTCCCTCAGTTAGAACTAGCCAAAGCCAAAAGTAATTGGCAAGGCGTACAGCCCCACCTTTGTATTGACATCTGATGAAGCGCATTGCAATTATTGGCGGAGGCTGGGTGGGATGCCATTTAGCAATGGCTTTTCGCGATGAGGCAGAAGTGACGCTGTACGAAAAGAACCATACGCTCATTTCGGAAACGTCCTTCATCAATCAGAATCGACTGCACTATGGCTATCACTACGCCAGGAATGCCGCCACTCGCCGTTTATGCGCCACCACTTTTGTGCGCTTTATGGAGGACTATGGCGATCTTGTTCATGATGTAGAGAATAATTACTACGCCGTATCAGAAGACGAAAGTCTTCTTGATGCTGAAACCATTTCAATTCTTTTTGGGAGCGGTCCGCATACTTCGCTGGATCCACAAGCTTTTAACCATACATCGCTCTTGCTGAACACCCCCGAGAAGCGCATTGATGCCATTGGGGCGAGCCTGTATTTTCAATGGTGCCTAGATTCATTGGTTAAAAGGGAAGCGATTCAACGGTCTAGTTTGCAGTCGCTAAAGAAGGATTACGATTTTATTTTTGACTGTACTAATAATTCCCTCCTGGAGCCATTGCCTTCTCAATTCTTTGAGGCAGTGGCCATGTTTATTTATCGCCCCAAGAAGCCTCTTCCTTTTGGCGCCCTCACTTACATAGATGGCGAACTGTTCTCCATCTATCCATACAACGACAAATGCTTCTCGTTAAGCCATGTGAAGCATGGAATTATGCCTAGCAATTCGCTTGACAATGCGGACAATGCGAGGCGCGAGATTGAGCGGCATGTGGAGCGCTACTGGCCTGACTTTGCTGATAGTTTTGACTATTTATTCCCAACGCTTTCTATCAAAGCAAAAACTAGAGACAGCAGCGCCAATCGCACGCCATTAATGCGCCAAGAAGGCAATTTGTTTTCCTTCTTTACTGGCAAAATCCAAGGCATCTATGCTATTGAGCAAATGGCAAGGCAAATTATTGCTCAGCCATAAAGCTGCCTAAATAAAGGATATTCGCGATGATGCTTAGGGGCGTCAACCAGTTCACGTGTGATGCCATATTGATATGAGCTTGAATCAAGAAGAAGCTTGATTTGCCTGTGCTCATACTGATTCAGAATGGGGCCGTTGTCAGTGTCGCTGATATGCACGTGAGCAATGAAACGAAAATAATGCTTGATGATCTTCATGGGGCTATCCCCCTGCAGCCAGGCATTGTTCGTATCAAGCATTGTCTTTACATTGCGTAAGTTGTAGAAGTCAATGTGATTGACAATTTCCTCAACTGTATAGAAATACTTTCCGCCAAATGCCTTGGCGATTGGTTCAATGCAAAGGATGGCATCGTTCGCTTCCAGGACTGAATCCATGCGCTTGAGCGTTTCCATCAGGCTTGATGGGCTTCCCCTGCGCAATGCAGGACTACCAAGTACAAAGCGTTTGATGCCCATTAACGAACCTAGTCTCACCACTCGCAACAAATGCTCTTGAGTGGCGGCAACGTCTTCAAAGCTTTGCACCGCACTGTCATAAAACAATGCCTGAGCCGAATACGCCCAAAGCCCGTAATCTTCTCTATAGCGCTTGGCGATATCGCCAAAGTCTTCATTCCTCGCGAAGATGCGGGATGGCACCAACTCAATGAAATTGAAAGCGCCAGCATTGACACTTAAGATTTCATGCTCCTCTTCGTCCTTCCAGCCAATGGCACTAATTCCAAGCATCAATCAAAGCTCCCATCTTCTTCATAGTTTCTTCTTTACTAGCAGAATATGGAGCGTAATTGTATTCAACACGCTTGCCACAATCAACTATTTCCCTTGCCCATGGGAACCACTTGTCAATAATCTCTAAGGTTTCAACAGGCTCAGGAAACCACTGATGCTCTTCGCCTTTTCTGCAGGCTTCAGTGTCGGCCCATAAGTCATTTAAATCGTACCATTGATAAGACGAATTGGCATTAATCTTCTCCACATTATTTCTGTTGAGAAGATCAAACAGCACGTTCTTTTTAATGCGCCGATGGAATAATGCAGGAAGACGAATGACGGTAATAATTGATTCAGGAAAAGTGCCTCTGACTAACATTTCAAAAATATAACGAACAGAGCCATAGTCAATCCCGTGAATTTCAGGGAAGTTTTGCACGTATTTGCAAGTTTGACTGTAAATATCAATGGTGGAATAGAGAATGATTTCCCTCGGTTTCCATAGTCTTATTTTTGTAACAACGTGATACATATTGTTGAAATCATCCATGGGGGCTTGGTTTGCCTTCCATTTCTCCGCTGGTAAACAAGCCAGATAAAGCTTGTCAACATCTTCCTTTAACAATGGTGCAAGGTGAATGTTCTCGGAATTGAAGCGACAATCAAACTCGTGATGTTCACGAAGCACGCTGCCAATCAAGCCCGTGCTTCCAACCAATACATCCATGCTCAAACCGCTACGACGGGCGCTTGCTGACGCATGTATTGTACGCGGCATTTGCAATTGCTCATGCAGGCACAGCGTTGCCCTGGCATTGGCAAACTACCAATGGGCACCGCTCCCCTCGCTGCAAAATTCACGCAATCACTACAGTGCTTTGCCTGTGGGTCCAAGATGCGACGCATCAGACTGTAGCCTTGTCGTTCTTGACGAATTGCGGAACCTTCCCAGTAAGAACCTCGCACAGCCTGAGAATACATGCCGATACGAGCAAGAGCCATGGGAGCAGAAATGCTCCCAGCCAGAAGATCGCGAGCAAAACTCTCCAGGTAACGGTATTCCGCACGAAGGCGTTGACCGATGCGGCCCCACTCAGCAGCTTGCATCGAATCTCGTCCACCATTGCCAATGATTGCAGCTTGCGTATGGGCAAGCTTAAGTGCTTCCCTTACGCTTCGCTGCCATTGATCCAGCGTGATATCGCCGCTACTAAGCATGTTTGTAAGACGGCGTAACAAAGTACCAAGCTTGTTAATTCGACCATCGACCAAACTCTCAACGGCAGACTGGCTGAGAAATCGCCCGTTAGCTCCGCGATAACGGCCACTAACGGGATCGTAGTTCCATGAGGATTGATCCAGGCGAAGCTGAATGGCGGCTGCGAATGTTGAGAGATCATTCAGGCTTTGCATCCTCTGCCTCCAGGATATCCTTAAAACGCTCTGGCGCTTCCTCTTTCCATTGGTTCAATGCAGCATCAATATCTTCTGGGTTGATCAAAGAGGCTTCGTCAACGTCAGAAAGGATGAGGCCTTCTACTTTCATGGGCTCAAGCGCATCTACTTTGCTGCTGACATTCTTTGCTGGTCCCTTGCGCTCTGGATCAGGATCGACTTTGCGCTTGCGAGCAACAATTGTTTGCCGCTCTTCTTTGCTCATAGCTTGAGCTTTAGCTTCGGGAAGACACTTGGGTTTGCCTTCTTTCTCTTCACGGGCGCCACAGGGGCCAAAAATTTCACCATTGGCACCAATCCTCACCCATTTTTCCTTGAACCACTTATCAAGATCATCAGCATGCAGTTCGCCTTCATCACTCTTGAAAGCTCCAGTCAGTGAGCCATGCTTCTTCTTGTACATTTGCTTGTACTGTTGCACGACGTAGCCACTTGCATAAGCAGATGGCCACACCTTGAACTTGGCCTTAGCAGCACTCACGGCTCGTGAATGCAAAGATTCGTCAGTGAACTTCACGTCGCCACGCACTTTTTCAAGATCGCCGGGTAAATAAAGACCAGCGCTGTCCTCACGGCTGTCCTCTACTTCCCTGCTTCCGTCCATGGGAAGCGTGCCATTCTCTTCGTCGAGAGGATCACGCCCGCCAGGAGGCACTGCCATTTCTCCGCCACCCCGTTTGGGGGTGGCTCCACCCCCAACTTGAGCAGGAAGTTCCCGCACTACGGACGGATCGAGCGTAAGCTCCATACTCCATTCAGACCCGCCATAGCGGGCATCTGCCACTTCCTTGGGACTCAGTACACCCAGTTGGATGTAGCGGCCATCTACAGCCGCCACACGCGCCCTTACGTCGGCCATCTCACGCTCATTAAGCTCAAACAATGGATTGAATGAGATGCGCCATGATTCAGGCAGTTCTCCTTTCGTCGGACCCTCCTTGCTCAGCATGATCATCTCCATCAGTTTCTTGATGGGCCGCTTGAAATGCACGCTTTGATAATCAGCAAGCGTTTTAGCGAAATCACGCTCTTCACTACGACCAGTGGAGCCCAAGCCACTAGGACTTTCGCCAAACAAAACAGTGTGAGGAATCTTGCTGGCGCCAATAATGTCCACGCGCAGCTTCTCAAGGATTTCTCCAATGCCGCCGAAATTGCGACTAATAAATTCAAGCTCTTCTTTCTCCGCATCAATCGCGTAGCCGCGATAGATGCTCTTGCTCATGTCGTTCACCTGCAGGCGATCACGAATGGAGCTTTCCTTGCCAGCAGCAAGCATCGCCGCCAAGCCCCTCACTTTGTGAACAAAGATGTCAAACTCGGTGAGAAGCGTAGCCGCTGAATTTAATCCCGTCCAATAATGACGGAAGCTGTCATAAACAGTCTGCAAGCTGCTCATCCCCCAGCCATAGTTGCGCTGTCTCACGCGATAAGGAAGCCAGTCCCCATCAAAGCGCAAAATCCTATCTTTATGGATGTAAGTTAGTTGCGGCTGGTTGATTAAATCTCCAGAGATGATCTGATAATAAGTGGCCTTTGAATAGTCGTAGAGGTTTTCTTCGTTGATAACGGGAGCAATCTGCCATCGATCAAGACACTCAATGTCTTCGATGCGACGGATATTACGTTTATCGACAGGCATATAAGCGGGACGCCCATCGTCAATAAAAAGAAGTAGACAAGCACCCCCATAAAGGCGGGAGTTTTTTGCTGCGAGGTTGAGGTGTTCAAGGATGTATAAGTCTTCAATTACTTGCTCAATGCCTTGCACCTGCTCGGCTCTAACGCCTTCTCCGCCAAACAAAACTTTAAAGCCTTTCCGCGTGGCTTGATCAGCATAAATGTCAACAATGCGACGAGGAAGCCATTCACCATAGAGATTTTCTAGCTCTTCTTGAGCCAGGAAGATAGTGGCCGTAGTTTTAGTATATTGCCCCTTATCACGACCAGTGCCCATGCCAATGAGCACGTTCTGAAGGCCATCAGCCCTTACGCCGCCGCTTCCGGCGTGACCCAGATCAACTGCTTCGTTTTCCATAAGCTTTATTTATGGCCATGATGTGTTGCTTTTATTCTAGAACCTGGCTACATTGGCACGTAGCTTATGCACACTATGGCCAGCTTTGGCATCGTTTTCCATTTCAGCGAAGAAGACAAGGAGCTTGTACGGTCAGAAGCCGTACGCAGGCAGCGTTTCAACGAGGAAAAAGGCCTAAAAGGACGCAATGGAGGGCCGGAACAGGGGGAGAAAGCTCTTTTCATTCACAAGCTTGGTGCTGCTGGCGAACTGGCAGTGGCAGATTTTCTTAATCTTCGTCAGTTTCTCTATCAAGAAACAGAAGCAAAACGAGGATCTTGCGATCTTCCGCCAGACATCGACGTGAAAACTCGTTCTCGTCATGACTACGATCTCATCTGCCAATTAGACGAGAAGCCTGGAAAAACTTTAGTGTTGGTTACGATACAGAACAAAATCACTCTTCTCCATGGTTGGATGAAAAGTGAAGATGCAATGCAGGAACAATGGAAGAAAGATCCTGCTCGCGGAAGGCCAGCTTATTTTGTTCCACAATCTGCATTATTTCCTCTCATAGACCTACGCCATGCTGAAATGTTCTGATTTTTCTAAGCACGCCCTAAAGCTCGACCTCTATCCTCAACAGGCGAAGATTCTCGATAACTTTTTCCAGCCCGACAAGAGCCACGCAGTGTGGGCCCTTGGACGACGATCAGGCAAAACTGTCATGGCGGCAGTGGCATGCGTCTATATGTGCTTCGTCTTGGAGGATGAATATCGTCGGCGCGTGAGAAAAGGCGAGAAATGGTACATCGTCACCGTCGCCAACAGTCAGGATCAGGCTCGCATTGCTCTCAACAACATCCGTCAGCTCATTCTTGACAGTCCCTTCGCTCAAGAAATTGTCCGAGAAACTGCCGACATCATTGAACTGAGCAACAATTGCGTGTTCAAAGCTATTCCCACTTCAGGCCGCGCTGCTCGTGGCTTGGCTTGCGCTGGAGCAGTATTTGACGAGCTTGCTTTTGCCACTGAAGGCGATGCAAATAGTGGAGGCCGTGGCATCTACGACGCACTATCTCCCGCCATCGCTCAGTTTGGCGGCAAAGGACGCATCCTTGAACTTTCTTCTCCATGGTTAACGGACGGCATCTTCTATCAGCATTTCAAAGAAGCAAGCTCTGGCCGCTTCCCTTTCATGCAGGCTATCAACCTCCCAACGTGGGAGATGAACCCAAGCATTTCGCAAGAGTTTCTTGACACGGAGAGGCAGCGTGACCCAGAGAAGTTTAAAGTGGAATATGGGGCGCAATTCGCGAGCAATCTTTCAGCCCTTGTTGCAAGCGATGTTGTTGATGCCTGTGTTGATGACCGTCGAGCGGCTCTACCACCCCGCCCTGAATTCCAAGGCGCTTACGTTCTTGCCCTTGACCCCGCCCGTGGTGGCGTTGGCCGTGACGACTACACTGCTTGTATTGTTCACTATGAAAACGGCACGTTAGTCGTAGATAAATTCCATTCGTTCGCCGCTGATTTTGAAATCAATGGAAGGATGGAAGTAAATATCAATGCAGTGGAAGATTGGATTAAAGAGCAGCATCGTCTATATATTTTTGACACCATCGTGATGGACCAGTTCAACAGTGCTGGCACCATTCAAAGCCTGGCAAGCGACCTTCCCATAACGGAACTCACTTGGACCGTCAGCTCCAAGATGAAGGCATTTAGCAAGATGCGGGAATTGTTCAATGCAGGACAAATCAACGTATATCGCCATGAAAAGGCGATCATGCAACTAAAGAATCTCACTGTTGTCTACAAACCCAGCGGACAATGGAGCGTCACTGGTGGTAAAGCTTCTGGAATTGACGACTTAGCGTTTGCAATGGCAGGCGCAATTCTTGCTGCAAGCAAAGACGATGATATTGGCTGGATTGATAGCCTCATCTCCTAGTATGATTTTCAAACAATAGTTCTGCTATGGAATGAAGAACAGCGATTTAACTATGCAAGAGGCGCAATTCCTCGTCTCTTTGCTTGAATGTGGCAGTTCCAATAGGCAAACTGCTTTGCAGCTTCTAGCTGCCGAACACCTTTACATTCCCACTCTCTTGCCAAAGCTTCAGGCCCATGTAAAGCGCCAGAAGCAAATCACCTTGCTTGAGCAGATGCTGCACGATGGTGAAGAAAATTTTGACGATTACTGCCGTGCTCACCCCGAAGATCAATCCTGTAGAGAATATGACGTTTGAAGCTTGGTGAGCGTTTCAAAACGTGCTATGCTTCTGGAGCTTTCGCGAAGCACGCTGGCCAGCGTTAGTCCACAAAGGAACAATGGTGATCAGGCACTATTGTTTCGTACCAGGGGAAGAGGGGGGCAGGCCTACCTGCTCTGAAATGCTGTATAAAGCGGATTGAAGCCCCGCTCAGCGCCCTCAACTTCACCTGCCCTCGTAGCAGAACTGGTTTATGCAACGGATTTAAAATCCGTAGAAGAATTTTCTTCATGTGGGTTCAAATCCCACCGAGGGCACTTTGCTACACTGATGGTACGTTCACCCCGCAAGGGGCGCATGACTTGCTGGTACGGAACGGGACCAGCATCATCGGGAACCATCATGAACCCTCTCGCTTTGATCAAAGAGCAGCTTGAGAAGGCCGCTCGCCTGCGTGAAGCACAACATGCAAGCCTCGTCTATCGCGGCGTTGCTTATGTGCCTAAGCCCCATTGGTTCTGAGCCTACTATTTGCTTTGAGCACATTGGCCCGCTTCGGCGGGCCTTTCTTTTTCCCAATGCCTAGCTGCGTTAGCAACAATGGCAACGTTAGTAATCAAATACGATGCAAAAATCAATGTGCGGATGAGCGCCACTTTGTCTGCTTCGTGATCATGCCTGCTCGCCTTCTCCCCTAGCGCCTTCGCCCACACTCTCCATACGTTCTTCCTGCTCATAAATCCAAGCCTTTAGCTCTCTGACATATTGCCTAATGATGGCAGCTTTTTCCAGATGCCACTGGTCCATGGTGAGAAAATATTGGGCATTGTGCCAATCAATGGCTCGCAAAGATTGATAAATGATGGGATTGAGCGGCTCACGCAACGGCGTGTTGAAAGTCCGGCGTTCCGTCATGGGAAAAGTATTGCATCGCCTCGTCCCAATGAACAGGCGCAAAGTTGTGTTGTTCTACACAACAATTAAAATAGCGCCTATCTAAGCTTCCATCAGGCATTCTTACATTATGAGAATGTAAATGTCCGTGAATATTTCCTTTAAATCGCTGTTCAAACAGTTCTGGATGGAGGGGAATATGGCTCATCATGAATTCATGGTGGTAAAAACATCCACGAATGTCGTCGAAATATTGCGCGTAGTCTTGCAGCTTGAAAATATCGTGATTGCCACGCACTAGCACTTTCCTTCCATTGAGCTGTTCCAGAATCTTTAAGCCGCGACGGGCAATAGCCACGTCCCCCAGCACGTAAATCCTATCTTTTGGCCCCACTTTCTTGTTCCATTGTTCAACCATGAATGCATCACCTTCTGCTGCGTCCTTAAAGGGACGCAGCTTCTTGCCATCAGGCCTTAAAAACGTATAGGCCTTATCGTGACAGAAGTGATTGTCTGACGTGAGCCAGCAATTGACCATGGTTCAATGAATAAAAGGCGCTGCTGAGAATCGAACTCAGTATTCCATGCTATCTGCATGACGTGTGCCAACACTTCAGGACCAGATGGCCTAAACGTGAAGCGATTAACAAGAGCTAATCGCTTCAGAGGCTTAGGCTCTGTCTGCCCGATGCTAGCGCAGAGCGGGAACTCGCTCAATATAACGTCAAGCCCTGCCGTAGGAAGGCAAGTTGGTATTCGCTGCCTCAAAGAACGCTGGCATCCGGCTCCGTTGCGTTTCTGCCAGACCATCTGCTTTGCCCTTCTCAAACAAGCTGTCACTCTGCTTGAGCCAGAAATCTTTGTTCAACCATTTGTTCTCGCTGGCACCCAGCGCATCAAATGCCCACAATGCAGTGGCGCGACGCAGCTTATTCAAGCTCTGACCAGCATCCTCCCCTAGTTCCTTAGCCACAAGACTATGCACGCCAACGTGGGTAATCTCGTCACGGCTAATATCAGCAGCCACAGTGCGAATGCCCATATCGCCATTAAAGCGGAAGAACGGCAGCACAACAAAGAAGATGCTGCGCTCCAAAATGGCAGCTTTCAAAATGGGGTGGGCAGGATGCTCCTGCCATGCATTCAGAATGCCTTCCACTTCCTTCTCGGCCTTTTCATCGGCACCATGGGCAGCAACAATGTAGTTGAGGGCCTGATCATGACGCTGTTCATCTTCCTGGTTATGACGAAGGGCTTCCACAACGCCAGGCGTGGAAGGCAGATCACGCTCTAGCCCCTGCTCCAGAAAGTCCTTCACAGGCAGTTCCAAATGACGCAGTGCCAGCAGCTTACCAAGAGTGGCCTCGCTGCCTTCCTGCACAACGCCCTTGTCCACGGCAACGGCCTGCCAAGGCCGTTTTTTAGCAATCATCGACAAATAAGGACTCTTCGTGACCATGGTCGTAGTATCGTTCAATGGTGAGGAGAAAAGGGGCCTTTGGGCCCCTTCTTTTTTTGCTATTCAGCGCAGGCAGCGCAGAATCCAGCCTCTACGGAACAAGACGCAGAATCCTGCTCGGTCTCTTCATTGAGACCAAACATGCTCTTAAAGTCATCGTCCAACGCAGCATATGCATCATCCTTGCGCTGAGTGTCAGGCAGGACTTGCAAGCTGTAATAGAGGCTCGTCTGAGGAGAGTCTAGCCAATCCTTCAGGAACACTTCGTCATAATTCACAATGTCTGACCAAGAATTAAACGAATAGCCATGGAACAAGCCTGTGCGTTGGTACAACTGAACTAGTCCATTGGCAGTCTTGAAGAAAGCTTCCCAGCCCACTTCCGCAGCCGTTTCCACTTCGCCATAGTCAAAGCTCTCCACGCCAAAAGTGCCAGAGTCACGATCAACAGTGCGAGCAATGGGAGGAGCAATTTCAGGCGTGGTAGTGAAGCCCCGCGTGTCTAAATAGCGATAGGAGCACGATGCAGTGGGAGCAATGCAAAAAGCACGTTCCATGCCATGCTCACGAGCAACTTCCGCAGCTTTCTGAATGCCCTGATCAATTTGCCAGACGGCCTCTCCAGAAATGGTGTTCTTCCAAAAATCATTCCAACCACGAGCATCTTCCGCAAGGAATGCTTCCAATGCATTACCAAAATCTTCATAGCTAATGCTATGAATGGCAAGGAAATTAGCTAGGCCCAACACGCCCAGACCAATTTGCTTGTCAATAACAGGCGGCAGATATTCGCCCGTGTCGCCAACGCCAGTGCCAGGATGCAGCTCACAAAGCTGCATCATGCCCTCGACAAATGCTCCCTGAATATTCTCCAGTGTGCATGCGCCCAAATTAACGTGCTGAAGAAGACAAGTACCACGATGCGGAAGATATACCTCCAAACAGACATTGGCCCTGATGCGTTCTCCACGATTGTTATATCGGATTTTGTTGAGCCAGAGATCGCCAGAAGAGATGGAACGAAGACAGGCATTAATCAGCTCAGGAGACGATGCAGAAAGAAAATTGTCATCAACGTTTAAACAACGCTTCACCCAAGGAAGCTCACTACGTGATGCACTAACAAATTCAATGGCATCAGGGCTTGTATAGTCAAGATGAAGAACTACAGCCCCATTTTTATATAAACCGCCCCTACGCAAGATTTCATTAAGCGTGGAATAAATCTTGCCAAAACTTACTGGCCCGCTTGCCACGAGGCCTTTGCCATTTTCAGCGCCCCTTTCGCGCAGAGAAGATAAATGAACAGCGACCCCCGCACCATTGCGCAAACCATGGCTAACAAACCGCCAAGACGCTTCAATGCCATCTTCGCCCTCCATTGAATCTTCTACGTTGAACACCGTGCAACTCACAGGCAGGCGTCCATCAGGACTATCCAGCCAATCTTGAACGCGCCCCGTGCGGGCAATTGGCTCACATTTTGCCTTTTCCTTCAGCTTCATAAGACGACAAAAGGGGACCATGGTCCCCCGAGAATCAACAGAAGCAGGCTAGCGCAGGGAAGCGATGGTGAAGAGGAAATTAAGCTTAATCACAGAGTCCCTCCTCGTCGCTCACGGCTAAGAGGTCGCGCACGTAAAGCTTCGCTTCATTAGTCGTGCGGAAATAATGCGGTTGTCCGTCAATAGCAGCAAACCATTGAAATTCTGGCTTGCTAAAACATGGCCACAATTTATACGGGCCAATATTAAATGGCTGGCGATCAGGAAGGCCCCACATAGAAGCTTTGCGAAGATCATCTCACGCTAGTCGTTATCAATAATTGCGCAAGTGCTATTTAATACAAAATGCAGCTTTCTCATTGAATGCTTAAAAAACTTGGAAGAATTTAGTCATAATGTTCATCACGATACCAAAAACGGCACATTTGAGCCACAGTGCGAGATACGATAGCTGAAGCGGAGCTGCTGCCTAGTGCAAGCAGGGGCAGCACCGCTGGTCTAGACGACGTTCCTTAAGCCAGTACCTCCTACTGAGTGGAGACGCCTAAAGCGTCGGAACGTCTACTGGACAAAAGGCTAGACAAGCCGCTGAACTCTCCTGTAGTGGAGCCCCCAAAGGGCGGAACGCTCCAGACAAGCGGCGAAAAACAAAGGGCTGATCCAGATCCCATGTGATGGATCGCGATTACTATGCGTCGCTGCGGGAAAGGCTGAAAACAAGCGTTTTCAATCTTCATCTCATGACCAGCGGCCCCTTAAAGGGCCGCTTTCTGGCATTAAGAGCGATGGAAAAGGAGAATGCGCGAATTGCCTTGTGCAGATTTTTGATTAGCACGTCATTTCGCCCCTTGAGGGGCTCCATTGATCTAGCCAATTGACTGAGATCTCTAGAAATGCCTCAAGCGGCGCCTACGGCTTGCTTTCGGCATAGTGCTATTGGGTTTTTCTTGGTTAATATTTTGCAAGAACTTGCTGCTTCATGAATTACGACCACCAGTACGATCTCCAAAATCCAGTGATGCGTCAAACAAAAGATATGGTGGCTAAAGCAAGAGCACGCGCAAAAAATAAAAACCTCCCCTTTGATATTGATCTTGCCTATGTTCGCTCTATCGTCCTGTCTCATTGCCCAGTCTTTAATACGCCCCTGGAATGGTCCCGACGACGTAGCACTGCTTCTATTGCTCTCCCTAATAGCCCCTCCCTGGATCGCATTGACCCATCAAAAGGCTATGTCAAAGGCAACGTATGGATAATTAGCCATCGCGCTAATCAAATTAAAAGCAATGCTTCTCATGATGAACTAAAACTAGTAACAAAAGCCGTCGGAGAAGCCATTGTTAATAGCTTGGAATTTTAGACTAGGTATAAATACTAAGGCCGATTTTCTAGATGAAAAATGGTCGCACTTTTCGGGGGAGATACCGCAGCCCCAAAACCATAAACCCCCTTTCTACTGCTCTCTACCACAACCTGCCCCAACATTCTGTAGCAACGGATACACTTTTAACACTTTGTTGCAATTCCCGGCATTGAAACACTCTGTAACATTGTTGATGCTCCCTAAATTCCCTGATTCCCCAGACTGCGCCGATCCTATGGGCTCCCATCCTGCCGCCACCCTAAGGGCCCTATAGGCATTGAAAAGGGCCCTTATGGGCCCTTGGTGCTGGTTTGATTGTTGGGCGCTTGTGGGCGCTTGTGGGGCCCTCTCAGAATTCTTTATAGTTTGCAAGCTGTTCTTCTAGCTCAGTTATAGCTAATTCTCGGCGGTAGCTATAAAGAGAATCTTGGCAGAATTCTAGGAAGTTGAGAGCCTCACGGGCAGACTCTACATCAGGGAATGATTCCACCACGTAGCTGTAACCGTACTCATCGCAGTCTGTCAGGGTGAACATAGCTTAAGCTTGCGAGGGAATGTTTGAACAATGGGGCCGCGATTGCGGCCCACTAAGTTAAGCGATACAGAATGCTTGCTTATCGGCTTCAGAGTATTTGATACCGTGAGGTAGTTTGAAGCGCAGGCCTACTATGTGGCCGCCAGTTACATCAGAAGGGCGATAATCCGTAAGGTCACCGTCAAGCACGGCAAAGACTCTGCCTGTCATTCTGTCACTAGGCAGAAAATCAAAGCGCGAACAATCAACATACTGCGGCAAATCCTGGCCACGTTTGAGAGAGAATGCGGCGGCCACGTTAACGCCAGCTTGCAAAGCATCGCGGCAGATTTTAAGATTGGCGGCATTATCCCAGCCGTCAAAGCTAAATGTTAGGTGATAGCCAAGGCGCTTGCATTCTGCCCAGTTACGTTTGATTTTTGTATAATCATAAAATACAACTAACGGGCCACCATTAGCGGAGATGTAGTTAAACACTTCAAAAATATTGCGCTTGCCAATGGGTAAATCCTGGCCAAACTTAACGCGGCAGAATGCTGCAAACTCTGGCACGATGGTAAAGTCTACATTCTCCCATGCAATATCGGACGTTCCATTTAGGCGAATTGCAATAGGTTCGCCGGAATGTTTAGCAAGCTTGCCTAGGATTGCACAAACAATCAAACGCGCAAATCTCTGTTTGTCTGCTGCGAATGCTAAGGTACGGCGGATTCTGGCCGCTTGTTTGTTTGTCATATAAACAGGATTGCCGGCAAAATGCAAACAAATCTTGCGACAATTTCCAGCGCCGGGGCAAACATTGACGCCGGAAGTATTATCTGGGGCCAAATGTAGAATGTAGGTTTGAACTTTAGATTTCTCAGTCTTAGGGTTTGTTGACAATAAATCACGGTAGGAGATTTTATATTGTTTGGCCATGGAAGCTAAATCAGTGGGCAGTTTGGCGCGAGAATTGATCAGGGTAGGCATTGTTTGTTTGTGAGAATGTTTGCGGAATATTTGGCGGATTGTTTACTGCCAGATGTAGCCTTCAGAGAGGCTCCAATTGAACAAAATTTGCTCTAGCTCCCACAAGCTTGAATTTTCGTAAGTTTGATTTGCAATTGTGAGGCTATAAAGGCCGGGCGATTGCGTTTCAATTGTCAGCCACCCATCGCCATAGGCATCCTCTAAAGTGGCGGGAATTTGCCGCGATTGTTGCAACTTATCGGGGTAAACATAGAAAATGTCATCATTCTGCGGATCCCAAATTCTCTGAGCGTTTGAAATAAATGCCGCAAATTTGCTTTGCATTTTGTTTGTTTGCAGTGGTGCGGAATGTTTGAGAGAATCAGCGGCCGTTGATTTGCAACAGGCAGGCATCGGCGCTTGCGCCACTAGCACGGCAAGCGACAAAATGGCGCTGATCTTCTACGGCAAGGCCTGCCACAAACAGGGCTAGGAGAGAACCGCCGAACAGGGCTGTCAGTTTGGCAGTAAGCGAAAGGGTTTTCATGGTTTGACGTGGTTTGGAGAGGGTCGGCGGAATCGCTTCCGTCCGATGGGCAAAGCATACCACCGGCAAACTGCGCAACGTCACGCAAGTGTGGCCACCTAGCAAAGCGGCCACCTTGGTGAGCCGTTGCCTTGACGCGGCCAGGGGTGAGATGGTACGGGCTCCCACAAACAGCTAAATGCGAGCAAATAAAGAACGAAACGCGCAGGCCCGCGCGAAATACAGGATGATGCGACAAAAGTCAACATTTGCAACATTCCGCAACAATCAGGCGATCAGGCCATCGCATAACGGCATCGTGATAATGCAAACAACGCAAGCGCAGAACGGCAAACAACGGCATCGTGATAATGCAAACAAAGCAAGCGTGATATCAGCAATCAAGGAATCACGACATAACGGCATCGTGATATCACGATTCCAGGCGCAAGTTTTTGTAACATTTTGCAACATAAGCTCAGCTTATCATTCCCATAAGCCCGGCTTATCAGTACAAACGTACTATGTGACAGTTGAGAATTGGCACAAGTACGCCTGTACTATAGTACGCCTGTACTACTATGCGGCTATGCGCATACAACGATATCGGCATATAATCATATGCGCATATGCGCATAAAAGAATAAAACGGTAGGGTGATGAAACGGTATAAAAGAAGCCTGATACGCTCGTGGCCGGGTCTGATACGCTCGCAGCCAGTTCCAATTTTTTTCTGCAATACACTTCCAGCGAGTCCCTATACACTCCCCGCCGGTTCTGATTTTTAAAGGGGCCGAAGCCCCTTGCGCTGTCAAGGAACACGAGGCCGAGAATAGTCCCAGAAATGTCCTCCTTACCAGCCTTCTGTCAGCTCGGTGCCTTTGCAGCATTCAGCATCAAAGAAATCAATAAGGATCATGGCTTTAGGAGAGGAACAGGGCGCTTTGATGCGCCCCTTGTCTAAATCAAGCAGCTTCAGAAGCCCAGCATTTCACTGTGTGCATAATATCGTCGCTTGTCTTATTGAAGAGACGACTGAGGGTTTCCATCTTGCGGCCCATCATCATCTGGCCATCTTCATGCTTGGCGATGCAGGCAACGCCCACTACAAAGAAGCCGCAGCCAGGTTTGCCTTCATTGATGAACTTGGCAATCAA